CCCGACTGTGGTATTGCCTGTTACAGCCAGCGTGGTTGACAGTGCAACAGCACCGGAAGCCGCCAGTGTGGAAAAGTTACCAGCGCCACCTGTGATACTACCACCTGGTGTCAATACTATCCTGTCTCGTGCAGACAGGAAGCCTACCACCTGAGCAGTAGTGCCACCGACAGTTTCTTCCACCTTGCCGCTTTCCCCCAGGTAGAGAGGACTGCCGAGGTAGTCAGTGCTGTCAGCGAAGTAGGTCTGTGTCGCTGCTCCACCACTTGACAGGGTAACTGGCGCCTTAAGCTCCGCAGCCAGAGCGCAGGTAACAGTGTCACCAGAACTGCCGTCCTCGCAGACTACCGCTACCGCAGCAATACCATCGGAATCATCAGCCAGTACCATAGCGGTAGATGCTGAGCTACCGCTTAATCCCAGTAGGTCACCGGCAACTGCGGCTTCACCCAGGACAGCTTTGAATCTACCCCATGAGTGAAGTACCGTTTTAGTATTTCGGTCTGTATAAGTAAAAGCCATTGTTTTTGCCTCTTGAAACTAATTCCGTGTGATTTTATCCGCTCACACGGTGAAGCGTTTATTCAGACTAACTGTCTGCGCCTGTCCAGTCACCATTAACGCTGGTACATACCCAGTTGGTAGCATCGGCGGCTACCAGTGTCAGGTGACAGTCAAGTCCCTGGTCGTCGTACAGTTTGTCATGCACTCCGCCGTCCCCAGGGTCGATTATCTTGTCGCTAGTTCCAGCAAGCACGGTAAGCACTTTATCTCCCGACTTGTGGACAAAGGTATATCTCAACCCCGCCACAGCCGTCGGTAAAGTCATGGTGCTATCATTGGTAAGCTCGCATACCAGCGTGCCGTAGCTGGAGTCGAGCGTTTTAGCTCCATCGATGCCATCATTGATAGGCTCTATCACCTGGCCTTTGGTGAATACTATGTTGCCCTCTGTCATTACGAGGTTGCCTTTGGTTAAGGTCAAGTTCTTAGCAGAGGCGACAGTAGCGCCGCCGTTAAAGGCCACAGCGCCTGTAAAGGTAGGTATGCCTGTAACCTCCAGTGTGCCGCCTATTGTGGTATTGCCTGTTACTTCTAATGTGGTAGCGAAGGCAGCAGCACCGGAAGCACATAACGTGGTGAATGAACCTGCCGTAGCAGCCTGTACCACACCTGGAACAAGGAATATCTTGTCCCTGGCAGATACCCAACCCACTTGCTGTTTAGTAGAAGCTCCGGTTGTTTCGTCGCATTTGCCTGAATCGTCAAGGTACAAAGGACTGCCGATATAATCGGTAGAACCTATGAAGTAAAGCTGTGTTGCCACTCCGCCTGTTGCCAGGGTATAAGGAGCTTGCAGCTCTGCCGCCAGAGCACAGGTGATTTCATCACCAGCCGCACCATCTTCACAGGCAACAGCAAGAGCCTTTAGTCCACCTGCATCATCAGCCAGCCTCAGGGTGGAAGTGGCCGCTCCTGAATAGGGAGCCAGCAAATCACCAACTTCAACAGCGTCCTTCATCACTGCCTTGAACCGTCCCCACGATTTCAGGACTATTTTGTTATCTCGGTCAGTGAAAGTAATAGCCATAGTGTTAGCCTCTTGATACGAATTCCGTGTGATTTTGTCGGCTCACACGGTAAAGCCTTTTTTGCTTACACAACGACAGTTCCGTCATAGTCGATTCCGGTAACTTTGGCACAGGAGATGATGGACTGAAGCATGATTGACGGATACCACTTGATTCTCACTCTGGAAGCGTCTTTGGTTTCCAGTTTGTCAAACTTCTCTGTAGTGATTGGTAGAGACTGCACACCGCAGAGGGCTTTAGGTCCAAACTGAAGGACAAATATCGAGGTAGCACCATCATCGTCACCCAGGCCGGTACCATCAGCGTAGTTGTGTCCGTAGTTCGATGAATTGTAGTCAAGGTCGCAGGACTCGCCATTACTGACGTAATCACTTACCGCTACAGGCACATCGAAAAGGGTCTGGACTGTTTTACCCTGTATATCCGTCTTGGTAATGCCACCAACACCATTAAGGAATTTGTTGATGTAGCGCCTCAGAGCCTTTGACATCAGTAGCATGTCGGCCTTGCCGTTCTTAACCATGTCAATCGCTTCCTCAACCTTTGCCAGAGAAAGCGCAGCCGGTGTCTCTGTGACAGATGCCACAGTGACAGTATTGTAGGTTGTAGAACGAAGCAGATATTGGATACCGTCAAAGGCTTTTGTCTCGGTAGTGGCATAACCATAAAGTAGTTGCAGGTTAAAAGCCCACCGGAGAGCCTTTATCTTGGCGTCTATCTGTTCACCCATAAGGTCGTTTTGATCGCTTCGTGTTTTCTTCAGGAAGTTGTCTACGTCTGCATCACCGCCTAGTATCTTGGTGAAGGCAGTTGCCGGAGTGACAACAGACGAAGATTCTACCCAGGTATCACCCACATCATAGAACTGGGCGTTAGACATGGTGGTTTCTACGTTGTAGGTCAAACCATTTCCTTTGATATCTTTGAACTGGAGTCTCTCTAGAACAGGATCATCTTTAACCAAAAGCTCAATAATACCCCTTTGCAGAACATCATTAGAGTATTTAGATGCTTCAACTAAAGTAAGTGCCATTGTGATCTCCTATCTTTTTAAGGTTTCTTTTTATTAAGTCCGTATTGTATTTTTTGAGCAGGACTCATACTGTCTATGTTTAGTCCAGAGGCAGACGGCCCACCGGCATCAGCAGCCAATTTACCTTCAGCAACATCTCTCCAATATTTAGCATCAGCTTTCGCCTTATCCAATTCCGATTGACTATCCTTATTCTCTGGTGCTGTTCCCTCTTTAGCTTCCGGTTCAGGTTTAGCCTTACCTTTAACCTTGGCAACATATAAAGGCAAATCCTCAGTGGCCGCTTCGGGTGTAGCGTATCGTTCCGTCCACTTCCGTAATTCAGGGTCATTAACGTCCAATCCGGCATCTTTTACCGCTTTAGCGAAGGTGCTGAAACGTGTCTGCATAGATGCTTCTTGTTGTTTCTTTTCTATATCTGCATAGCGTTCATTAGCCTGTGCCTCGGTAATCTTGCCAGCTATCAGGTCGTTACTAACCTTCTGAGTTTCCAGAATCAGCTTATTTGTTGCCTTGAGTTCCCCCACTTCGGCTCTCAATGCTTCATATTGGACAGTGCCTTTTCTGGCCTCGGCTAACTCGTCCTGGGCTTTTTGCAATTTCCGTTGAAGTCCTTTATAAGCCTCGGAGTCAGTTACTTTATCTGGCTTTTCAGGTTCAGCATTTGGAGACTGGACAGTTTGGGCTTCATCCTTGACAGGCTTAACATCTTGCCCTACTGCCAATACTTCTTTAACTTCACCGCTAGCAGGTTCAGTAACCGCTTCATTGGTTTTTTCAGGTGTATCAACTGGCATAAATTATAAATCCTCCTGTTTATTACTAAACACTAAACACTAAACACATCCTGTCAATAGTATACTTATATTTTGTTTAGTGTCAATATCACTATTTTACCCCTATCTGTTGCAGGGTTTTTGGAATACGCCTTTGTTGATTGCTCTGGCTTCCCTTTATGATTTGGGGGGTTCGCTTCTGTGTAGACGATTGTTCGTTACCATAAGTCACCACACCAAACCCCAAACTACTCAAGCCACCCAAGCCAGTGCCGGTTATAATACCTTCAGTTATCATAGCGTCTATCATATCCTGTACAGCTAAAGGCGTTAATCTATTATATGCCTGTTTACCTATAGATTTAGCGCTTGGTTGCAATTCCTCACCAGAATAACTCTGCCCCTTCAATAAGTCTATTACTAAACCGGATGCAGGAGATGATTTAGACTGTGCGAATCTCAATAAAGTCTCAAATCTGTTCTGATCCTTAACTTCCCCTGCGGTTGATTTTTTCTCACCTGAACTTAACTGAGCTGCGAATCTGGCGTATTGGACATATCCAGCCCAAAAGTCAAGTCTGGTGCTACCAAATCTAACTTTAGCAAATTCAGATGAACGTGGGTCTACCTCAGGCTTGCGTCCAGTTGCCAGATACGTTAATCCTATGATACTTGAACCGAAACCTAACAAAGCAGTAGCCGCTTTCCATGCCTCTTTGCGTACATATGGATTTGAGGAAGCTAGCTTGGCCGGTAACTGTAACCTTGATAACACCAATCTTGGAGAGAAGAAGGTAGCATTTAATATGTTGGCTGCCCCCTGGAATGATTTAGGTAAACTACCCCGGCCCCTTGCCCAATTTACATACTCAGCCAGCGAATCAAGGTCGCCAACATTACCACCGGCTTTGGTGATAAGTTCTGCGCCTTCTTCATATACACGTGAACTCAAATCATTAAGGAAGGTGCTAAAGGCTCTCTGTGATTGTTTTGCTCCCCATACTTTAGCAGTAAACCTAGAGGCTATAGCCTCTTCCCTTTGTGTCAATGGGCCGGCAACATCAGAAAAGAACAACTTACCCCTTGCTATTGATTGGGCTGTATGCGATCTTGCTAATATTTCCTTATCCAAAGCAATAGCCGCCTTTTCGCTCAACAATGACCTTATCTGATTACGGAATGACTTAGCGGCCTTAAAAGGATGTGATAATGACATTATTAAACCCTGCCTACCGGATGCACTCAGGTCAAAGGCTGTGATAAAACTCCTGGGTAGGTTAAGAACATCCAATAAACTGACTCCAGCCTTCTTTAAGGCTTCCTTAGCAACCTCACGCCCTGAAGGTGGTAACATTGCAAGTTGTTTGGCTACACTATTTTTAGGATAATTAATCCATTCCTCTACGCCTCTTGGTGAAGCATATAAATCCAATTCCCACGCATCAGGCTTCTCTATCATCTTCATAACATCAGGAGTATCATCGAATGTCTCACGAAGCAATTTAAGAGCAGAGCCACCCTTGATACCAGGAAGATTAGGAATAGGTTTGCCAGCCAGGGCATTATCTAACGCCCTGGTAGCTGATACTGTCCTGTAATCATTAACACCCCATTTATCTATTATCTTCTGATATAAAGATTGCCGCATATCTTCCGGTATTAGATCACCAAGTGTAGTTTTGAATCTGGACATTTCACCGGATAAGGTTTGAGTAGCCTGTTTCAATGCTTCTTCAGGAGATAAACCATCAGCCAAAGCCTTCTCAAGAGCAGGTGTAAACCTCTCATTTATCCTTACTGCACGTTGAAGGCTAGTTAGTTTCTTTTGTCTTACAGCCTCTTTCAATCTATCAGGGTGTTGTAGATAGTCATTAAGTATATTCTTAGGTTCTTTAGCCGCAGCCTCAGCCACAGCTACAGGCGGCTTGCTTGGTGGGACTGTCCCACCTGTTTCAACCTTTGCCGCTGTTTCAGGTACTTGGGACAGGGTTGCTTCTGGAACAGTGGGTTTAACCTTGCCCGCATCTTGTTTGGCTAATATACTCGCATTATATTTATCTAATTCAGATTGTGACATACGGGCAAAACGACGGGCTTCATCCTTTGTTAATACAGGGGCAGGTTTTTGATTGGCTAACTCTCTTTGTCTCCTCGCCAATGCAGTTTCTGACTGTATAGTTTCAGGTTTATTACCATAAGTTTTAAAAAAACTCTTTTCAAAATATTTCTTAGCCAACTCTGGATAGTCCTTCAGCACTTCTTGAGGTACAGGCTTGCCTTCGGAGATGGCTTGTTCGATAGATAATTTATGTTTTTGAATGGCTCTGTTTACGGCCTCCTGACTTAAACCTTGTGCTTTCATATACTCTACATTTTGTGATTTTGTTGTCTGCCAAGGTTCTATCTTACCTTCATCAGCAAGTTTCTTTATTTTCCACAAGTCCTCATTACCCAATTTCCATGGTTCTTTTACGGCTTGGGATGGTGCTACTTCGGGTGTTACAGGTTTAGTAGTCGTATATCTTGGTGATATCTCGCCTTTTTCAGCTTTTAGTTTTAATAATTCGTCTATTTCCTGCTTACCAGTTGTGTCCAACTGAATTTTAGCAATATCTATTGCTTCTGCTCTGGTTGCACCTTCACTTACAGTTAGACCGCTTCTGCCTTCAGTTACAAGCCATTTATTTTTATCACCTGTTACTGGTCTCGAGACAACAAAGTCATAATCCTCAAAGCCTTCAATGTCAATCTTCTTTGGGTTTTCTAACTTCTGCCAAGACGTTTTTCCTCCCTCGGATATGTTGGCATACCAAACATTACCAGCACCCTCGCCGCCTAACTTGGCAAAACCCGCTTCTGGTTGTAGCTTGGCGGTTTCAATAGCAGTACCAACCCTCTGGCCTACTTTAGAACCTGCTGCACCTTGCCAGTAATTAGCTTTAGCCGCATTGAACTCCTCGGCTGTTATCTTTATCCCTGCTCTGGTAGGTAGCCCCACAGCATTAACAGCCTTGATTGCCTGTGCCGCATCGAGAGCAAAGAACACCTCCGGCTGCATACCAATAGCAGTTAGTGCTTCCATCCAGCCTGGCATTTGTGCAAGGTCATCAGTTGACATACGGGGGGGATTGACGATACCTGCTGCTAAATTTGTTGGCAGAGTAGCTGCCATCTGGACATATTTATTCTTACCGCCTGGTAATTTAGACACACGTTCACTTATTAACTCACCAACTTCCTCGAATGGCCTAGCCAGCGCACCAGTTACCCTTTCAGAAAAAGTCCAATCCTTCTTCTTTTCTTTCGGAATGAAATCCTCTACGCCGGTGAATACAGACTTGACACCTTTCTTTGTCTTATAGTCATATATTGCGTAGCCAGTGTCCTTATCCTTTCGTGTATCTACAAGTTTGGCATCTTTATCTACCAGACCAGCATTAAGGATGTCCTCCCACGGTGTATTAGCAGGTATCGGTATATAAGACTCTTTGTAAGCCGGTTTGAGGTATTTATCATTACTGGTAGTCTGCTCAGTCTGATTCTGTAATGCTTTGGGTACACGCCTTTGTAATGCCTGGGGCGTAACACTCGTTCGTGGCTCTCTCTGTTGCAAAATAGTTGACAGGTTAGAGGACTCTTTCAACAACTTATGGAATTTAGCCGTATCATCTGTATAGTTAAATAACTCCGTTTTCATCTATTACCTCTTGCTAAAAACTCCATCATAAGCTATCATTTGATTTTGAAAGGAAGGTATCATTATGAAATGGAAAATCATATCGTTAGTCCTTGCACTTACCCTAATTGGCGTATCTCTTTACGCATGGTGGCCTTCAGATAATGAATCACGTCTTTCAGAAAGTGAAGCAATCCGTATCGTGAGAGGTTCGCCAACTGGTATATCTTATTCTGATTACAACTGGCACTATACTTGTAAAGGTGATTACTGGATTGCTTTTGGTGCTCCATTAAATTCCAATATATCTCCCGTAACCTTTCTGGTCGATGACCGTACAGGTTATCTAAGCTATCCTTAAACATTACCTTTGTGTAACCGCCGCAAACTTAGCTCTCGGTGAAGTCCACTGAGGATAGAGCTTATTCATCTGGCTCTCTACATCTTGCCATTGGTTGCCACTCCAATTCGAATACCCCTGGAACATCTGCTGCTGTGTGGGATTAAGGGCGTTCCAGTCCTGCCTTGATGGTATCTTGAACCAACCCTGATTATTAGCATTCAAAGGCTGACCGGCAGCCATCTGACCGCCTGACATATTAGACAACCAGTTAGGGGTATTGGGCAGTTCATTAGTAGCCATCTCGGGTGCGTTTTGCCTTGACATAGCCAGTAATGCAGCGTCCTGTTCATTCGGTGTCTGGTCAAGTTGCTGATTTAGTCCAGTCCACCAGGGCGACTTGCTCAACATATTACTGCGTTGAGTATATTCTATCCAGCTACGAGGCGTCTTTTGCTTTTCGGCAAGGTCATTCAATGTTCCCATATAGGAGTCATAAAGGTTTAACCAATTATTCTGTTGTGCAGTAGCAAGCTCTTGTTTCTTAAGATCGGTATCTAACTGCGTGGCCTCATTAGCCTGGGCTTGCCTGTCTTTCAACGGAATACCTGTGTCTACGTGGTTCTCATAGTCCCACGTTTCCATATCAGCACCGGAACCGCCTATTATATACTGTCTGCCGGTTACTTCATCCCTCGCCCAAACTGAGCCTTGAGGACCAACATAGTTCTGGTCAGGTGTTTCAGGTAAGCCCTGAATCTGAGTAGCCGGTTGAGAAGGATTATTTATATCATAAGCATATAGTTGGTCATTAGACTGGACAGTCCTGTAATCCGGTTTTGGCACTAGATTACCTTGAACATCCATAGTCATACCAGCAGGAGGTTCAAAGGAAACTCTCTGCTCAGTTGTTGACCCATCGGCATGCTGTTCCACGTTATATGTATAACCCTGATCGTCGGTACGTTGCCATTGTTTGACCACTTGGTTAGGGTCTGTAGGCGCAAGAGGAATCCAACCGTATATAGCGTGTCCCTTTTCATCATTTCCAACAACACCCCATTTTTGACCAGGTTGCACGCCTGTAGTAGAGGATACAGAACCAGTAACGGCAGCTGAGGCTTCTGAGTCCTGCTGTATCAACTGATCCTCTTGCCCCCTCTGAAGACCATAATAAGCAAGCCACTGGTCTATAACATCATCATCATAAGATTCCCTGAGTTTATTTCTTATTTCATCCGGTGTCATTTGAGTCTCCTTAATTTAAGCTGTTCCATTCGGGCTATATAGTTCTCAACCTGTGGTACACCGTACTTCTGAGCCATAGTAAGTATGTCCTGTGGCTTCAGTCTCATATAATTATCCAACTGCTCGGCCTCGGTCATCTTCCTTGTACCGGGTGGCCTCGGTAATTCCCTACGCACTTCTGCTAATACCTGATTGATATAATCCGGTATATCGCTGGTTACTCTGTCAAGATAGGTTGTCTCGCTCATATACTGGCCCCCTGGGTTATCTGAGGAATAGGGCTATTGTTACCGGCCTCGCCCATTTTCCTGTTCATAGTCTGTTGTGTCATCTGAGGGACTTCCCCCGGTAGTGGTGTTTTATTCAACAACTGCTGTGACTCTTTAATACCAGCCAATTCATCTTCCAATCCCCAATCATTGGCTACCTTCTGGTCTATAACGGCCTGAATCATCGGGCTGTTAGCAAGATATCGCTCTTTATCAATCCTTACCATCTCGGATTGCGGATCCTTAAATCCCTGGTATTTACCCAAATTGGTATAAAGGCTTATCTCCCTTTGTGCATAGAGTCTTGAACCTATCTGTGATAGCACCGCATCTCTGGACGGGTCTGAGGTCTTAAACTCCATCTTGACGTCATAGTTGCCGCCTATGTCTTTAGGCCCTATACTCAGTACACTAAGGATCTTCTTATCACCCTGCGGTATAATCCCCTGAATAGACACAGGCTTCCCGATAAACCTCTCAATCATCCTCAGTTCCAGACCTACCGCCCTACTGAGTCCGGTAGCAAGGTTCTTAACAAATGTGGCATAGGTAGCTCTTGCCCAATCGGTTCTGCCAGATAGAGCCACGCCGGATATGACACCCTCGGTAGCATGTCCTGAAAGCAAAGATGTAAAGGTACGTTCCTCGATAGCCTGGTTCAAACTCTCTCTGTAAACGAACAGGCTTTGCGGAATCTCCGGCCCCTTTTCGATTAGCTTTTCAAGTTCCATACGTCCGTTCTGGTCTATGACTTCCTCCCAAATAGCCCCTGGTTCCACCCTGGTTCTGGCCGCTTCAGCCCTTGCCTGTTCCAGTGTCCTTGCTCTGACCTTGATGATATAATGAGCATATAACTCCAGCATGGAATCAATCATAGACTCGATACGTTGCTGTTCCTTAATCAAGTCTCGTAGTGGATATAAGATACTTCTGGCTAGAGTCTCAGGCTTACCTTCATAAGACTTATTCCCGAAACCAGCATACATATGGACATACGGCACAAAGCCATAAGGGTTCTCCTGAATCTCGCCTTTTAGTACGGGATCACCGTCAACAAGGAAGCAACGCCAATCCTCATCCCAAAACTCGATCCACTCAACTTTGTCATGTTCTTTTTTATCTTTAGGGTTATCCCACTCAGGCCACGAGTAAAGCACGTCCTCAACTGTACGGTTATATATCTCCATACAATTTCTAGGAACGCCCCTGTCCTTGACCATACTGGGATAGACATTGATGGGATCAGGGGAAGTCCAGATAATGGGGATTTTATCAATAAGGCTTTCCTCCCATTCCTTATGTTTATCTTTATCTTCAGGCTCTTTATTGTACAGGTTCAACCATTCGAGATTATGTGTCAACTTAAAGTAACATTCACCTCTAAGCGGTCCCTTTATCTTGTTATCATCAATAGCGTTTGGGGAATCCTGCATCAACTGGTGCATCCGGGCATTTATCCATAACTTGCGGTTAGTGTTACGTTCCTCCTCTTTCTTAAAAGCCTTGGCCTCGCTAACATCTTCAGGATTATCGGTAAATATCCTTTCAGCCAGGGTATAGATGATTGCTCTGGCCTTGCCTGTCCTGACGGTATGATATGGTTCTTGTATCCCTATTGCCTCTACACCCTCAACTAAATCATCATCAGTCTTTTGTTCATCCCTTAATGTGCCGTAATCCTGTTTACGCTGTTTAGCAAGTGCCTTGATATACTCTATAGTGACCTTGGGTTTTTCAGCCATCTCAATTCCTTCTCAAATAGTTAAGTTGAGGGGGAAGTTCTTTATCGTAACCTCTATTGACAGTCTCAGACTTAACACCTGTCATCATAGCCCTTATACAGTCCAGGTAATGATACTTGGCTTTATCCAGAATCTCTCCGGTTATCTGCCCTTCTTCGTTAAGTTTCCAGGAGTAGTTAGCTAACTGATACAAAGTCCCATACAGGTCACTAAACACCCATATCTTGTTTAATTCAAAGAATGTTTTTACATGACCTATACCAGCCTTGACACTTGACAATAATGGTGCGTCAATACGAAATCCATGAGAGGTATAGCTATCTCTGTTCTCACTCTCATTGGGATTACCCCCTCTGCTGTCCTCAACTCTATAACCTCTAACAGTGTCCTTCCATTTCTCTGCCCTCTGTGCCGGTGATAACCCACCGTCCGGGGAATACTCTGCAAACAGGACAAGATCGTTAGGCTTCAGATAAGGATGAACTCCTTCAGGTAGTTTGCCGCTCAAATCCAGTGTCACCCTTGCAGCAAATAAAGCCGCGGCATTGGCTTTCCCAAAGTCATGCCCCGTCCTCACCGGCCAATCCTTCGGTATATCAAACCTCTTGATTATCTGTAAGTCATTTCTGAAACATTTGTATATCAAACCCTTGAAATCATCATCATCCTCTATAGCAAGAATCTCACGCCGGTACGCATCTGCATCCATATCCCCGGTTATATTATCAAGCGCATCTTTTGATATATAAGGGTTCTCCATACTGGAATACGAAAATGCATCCCATCGGCCACTCTTGTCTTCTTTGGCACTCTTGAACAACTTCCCGGCATGTTGCGGGTCCTTGGCTTTACTCACTCCTTTACTATGTAAGCTCGGAGGCGTATATATGAATATAGCATCACCATCATTGTCCAGGAGCATCGGCGCACCCACTTTTTTCCATGTGTCCTCATTCATCAACTGGTATTCATCCAGTATCAATAAGTCCCCAAAATCACCCCTTAATGTGTCCGCATTCCAGCAGGTCTTTCCTTTTATCCTCGCCTTTGTCCCAGGATGCTCTATAATGTGCTTTGTCTCGTTTTTCTTGTATATCCCTGCGTTTATCAATTCTTGTAATGACCAGCATACTTCGTACCAGAAGGTGTCTAGCTGATCCCCTGTAGGTGTCCCATATAATATCCGCCTACCATGCGTTAATGCCTCTACCGCTAGCCTCGCTGCTAATATAGTCTTCCCAAACCGCCGACCAGCCCTTATTATCTTCCTCTTGGCTAACGAGTCCTTTATATACTTCTGCCGGTCATGTAGTTTGTTTAAGTGTACTTTCGGCTTGACTTCAAGGTTTGTCACTAAATAACCTCTTTATTATCTCTCAGTTCTTCTTCCCCTTCTGCCTCTCTTTTCCATTCAAATGCCTAAACGGATTGTGTACCTTCTTCCCTCTGTTTTTCTTTTTACTCTTTGTCAATTAAACTCCTTTACATAATGTGGGTCGGAAGTTTCTATAATAAATTCTGGACTATCTAATAACGTTCCCCTGTTTTCATTTTTCAGACTTTCTCCTGCTGGCGACCATGTCCCCGAATCAAGCTCTCTACTCTCACTGTCTACGTTGTCTGTATAACTATCCTTAACAATTAACACTCCTTTACACATGCACTAAATACGGAAAACGATTTTATTTTTCTCTGAGTTCTAGCCCTCGTTAAGGGTCGCACAATAGTGCTTTCGTCTGGCAATTTAGCTTCGACTTTCGTTATTGTTACCATTTGCCGTATTTATCCTCCTGTACTTATTGCCGTATTCTGCTCGTGGTTATTATCAGGCTTTGCCGTATTATTGTCAGACAGTTTGTCATGCTCTATGATCTCTATTTGTATGGGTTGTTTGGCCTCTAATGATATATTGTGGGTGATCTCGGCCTTTTCGTAACTGAGTACCTTCCCGGCTGCGGAATCAGCTCTCGTGTTATCCTCACTATTAAGAGCCTCATTGATTACACTCCAGGCCCGGTGTTTAGCCCTTGCTCGCTTGCTCGTAAGCTCTGCAATATAACTATTGGATATAACCTTACTTAACTCATCATAGCAATACCTAAACGCTGATTGCAGTAGCCAAAAGTGTAGTGTGAGAGGCTTAAGCCTCAAAGCAGACATTATCTCTCGATCGGTAGCCGGTACATTATTGCTAGCACTATCTATGAGTAACCGGATAAATTGCTGCTGGTTACCATACAGTTGTACCCAATGCTTGCCAAACTTATCATCTGGTATCCACTCATGTATGTTATCCATATATTAATCATACTCATATTGACAACTTTGTCAATATCAAGACGTCCTATATATTATAATATAATATAATACAATAAAGTACGATACCTGAGCACATGCTGAGCACATGCTGAGCACATGCTGAGCATGTGCTGAGTAGTCTGAAGCTAAAATAACCAATTTTAAGAAAATTGTTAAAATTGGTTGAAAAACCTCTTGACAAACATCTGATTATCTGATATTATGATAATGTAACCAAACACCACAAGCTGCGGGCGACAAAAGAGCGCCGGGCAAGGAGAGTGAAATGAACGCAGGTCAATTACGCAAAACAGTCTACAACAAAAAATTAAGTGCGCAACTAAATACCCTGATTAATAATTTTGAGTCTCGCCACGCCGGTGAGCGTGGGGTATCCACTAAACGGGAGTTGCTCGCAAAACGCATAGAAAAGTTTAATCCAGAATGGCCTGGACTCGCTCAAAGTCAACTCACTCACGAACAACGTGTGAGGCAATGGAGAAAACGATCAGCATTAAGATTGGCTGAGATGGCTGGCCAAAAATTTGACGAACACGGATATGACCGGGGTGATTACCTTACTACCTATGCACTAGATTTCATTGCCCCTCACGAGGGATCAGCCAACGCTCCTTATCTAGATGCTGGAGGCGAGGGATTAGGACTAATCTCTATCTGTCGCACTAGAATATACGCAAAATCTTATGGTCACGCCCCAGGGGAGGCGTCAACTCGTTATCTCGTGGGTAAAAACGAGGCTGGCACATATTTTGCCCACCCCGTGTCAAAAAAATGCACAACGGTGGCTGAGGCTGTTGACTGGATTTGGAGCGGCTACTCAGCAAAACTCGTGCTGCGCCAGGGGGACATTGCCCTAATCTCAACCAATGGTGGGCCTAAAATACCTACCCTACCACGAGGGCACGAGGTAAAAGGGCGCCGTATCATGCACGCTACACACCCACCAATTAGATTACCTCGTAAGGGTGAGCGTGTTATTGTGGCTCGCAGGGCATATATATTTGTCTCGGATGCGACTAGGGATTAATTTATAATTTAAGGGGCTGCGCATCTCACACGCAGAGGGGGAGTAAAATGACACCAATGGTAAAACGCATTCAAGTCTGGTTTCCAAAAGAATTGCAGAAACAAATACTTTTACGTGTACCAACCGAGCGAACTAGTGAAAAACAGGGGGGATTATCTGAGGCTATTAGAGAAAGCCTCGACAGGTATTACACTCTGATAAACCAGGCACGGCTTAACCTACAGAACAAATTCACACATGCTGAACTCGGAGTGATAATTGATATCTCAAATAGTACAGTATTCGAGGCACACAGCCTACAAGGTATATTATACAACGCCCAAGATTGTGCCCCCGATGGCACATGGGAGAAATGGGGAGCGGACGAAAAGACACTACTAGCCAAACTTGAGGCATTAACACTCACCGAACACGCCGCCCTGGTTGATGCGGTAGAGCGCTGGTGGAGAGCCACCGCTATGGGTTATCAACCGGATATAGAACAATTATTAAAATAACGGAGTAACACAGTGAAAACAATATCTATTGCACCATTAACAAGCAAAGAGCTTAATTTAGGCACTTTAATCCTTGATAAAGCCGGTAATCAATTAACTTTGATCCAGAGGACATGTGCTGGAGATAGGACGGCAGATACAGTTAATATCATCATTAAGGCTGTCAACTCACACGATAAGTTGGTGGAGGCGTTAAGTGCTGTGGAGGGGTATCTTCAAGAACAGAAGTTAAGGAAAAATAAGAAATCATTTGCAGATCAGAGGGCGGGTAGTGATGCGGAGGATTTATTACCCATTGTTGTGGAGGCGTTAAGTGCTGTGGAGGGGTATCTTCAAGAACAGAAGTTAAGGAAAAATAAGAAATCATTTGCAGATCAGAGGGCGGGTAGTGATGCGGAGGATTTATTACCCATTGTTGCTGATTAGCCTGAAGCTAAAATAACCAATTTTAACGATTTTCCTAAAATTGGTTGAAAAACCCCTTGACAAATGTATTATACTATGCTAGACTGTATTGTAAATAAATCAGGAGGAACGGAATGAAAACTATACAAAGCGTAGCAACTGAGATTAACAAGCAATTTGAGTATAAAGAGCGAACCGATGGAACTAAATACTATTGCTTAAAAGACGAACACCCGGAATGGATGAGAGAATTAATACATGCAGTACACGGTGATAAACTACCAGATGACACAACTTATGAATTTATAGCTGATGCAGTCGATATATTATCTGAGCTTAGCGAACAAGCCACAGAGGATGATGCAAGGGATAGAATATCTGAAATAGAGGCTGATGTTTACACTTCAGATTTAACAGGTTGGCTTAATCGCCGAAATGATCATGTTTATTATATTACTCAAGCCCTTGATGAATTTGGCCCCTTCGATGATGGCTTCAAGCTGCTTGCTACTGCTCAATATTTACACAAGCAAGAGGTTGCTAATGATGTATTGGCTCAGATAATAAAACATATTGAAGGCAGGAGGCATAACAATGAACTGTCCTAACTGTCAAGCTAAAATGCACAAGGCGGGCTTTGCATGGTCTGGTCACAACAAAGTACAACGGTTCAAGTGCCCGAAGTGTGGCACAACTACAACAAAAGAAGGAGAGAAAAATGGTAACTCAAACTAAACGATGGTGCTATTATATCAGCCCAACAAGAGTAAATAAAAACGGAGAATATCAAGTCGGTATTGTAACCGAAGATGAGTCAGGATATCAATTAACTGATTGGTTTTGGGGAAAAGACTTCGATCTAGCTAACAAGATAGCTGATGAGCGTAACCTAAAACTTGGATTAACTCAAGAGGATTGTTTTCATATTATAGCTTCCAGTATGCGAATAAGTAAAAGCCAGTAAGCCCCGACCGAGAGGCGGGCATGGCAATATGAAGCATCACATGGAAAATACACATGTGATGATGATGGGAAGGTCGTCAATGCATAACAAAACTTGTGCAGTCTGTGGCAAAGAGATAGCCGGTGGAGTCGGTATAGGGGGAGTGTTCCTCTGTACCTTCCCCTGCGCCGAAGAGGTGAGAGAGGAGATGGACAAGCTCAGGGCAGAGGGACAGCCGGTGAGTGTCCCCAAGATAGCCCTGGCCATCTATCGGGATAAACACTCGGTAGCCAGCTACACTCTGCGGGACATCCCCTCAGACCTATGGCAAGCGGCTAAACACTACTCCGTTGACCATAATATAAGCCTCAGGGAGCTAATAATTGAGGCTCTCCGAGAAAGAGTGAAGGAGTAATATGGAACATACAGCGACACCTTGGGTAGCAGTGACAACACCAAAACGCAACACATATATCAAACATGGTATAGACAATATAACTCAAATGATGTTTGGCCCAGAGGATATAAACCCCGAAGCCAACGCGGCCTTCATCGTCAAGGTTGTCAACAACCATGACAAGCTGGTGGAGGCATTAAGAGAAATAATAACTGCCGTAGATCAAGGCTATGAGTGTTTGGGTGATGGTAGATATAACAAACTAAAAGCCGCACTCGAAGCGGTAGGGGAGTAATATGAACTGTAAACATCGGATAGCTATAGATAACCTTAATTGGCTATCTATTTTTTATACAAGCTGTTAAAATGGCATTAAAACCCCTTGACAACATAGTAAAGGTGTGTTAATATTAAATATGAAAACGATTTATCAATGCCAAAACGAAAAATGTGGGAAGACTTTTACAACTGAACAAGGTAGCCGACAACGGTACTGCCCTGAATGTTTGACAGCGAGAGTAATATCCGGTGGCAAACAGGGTAAAGGCGGCAGACCAAGAAAAATAATAAAGGAGGTGTAAGATGAAGTGGGAAGAATTAAGTGATCAACAAAAAATAGATGAGATTAAGGCGGGGAGAGCGCAGAGGTTAGGAGTTCGGGATATTGGGGCGTTATTGGGTATATCCGGCGCAAGGATAAGCCAATTTACCCAAAGATACCCTGATATATTCCCCACTCAACGTAACTATCGTGGTAGAGGCAATAAGAGGTCATCTACTAGTAATAAACAGGAGGCTAGAACAACCGATGTAGCTGGCGCAATGGATAGTATGCTGTCACTACCAGCCGAGAAAGCCTGGGGCATTGTGCTCCAGGATTACATGAGTGCTTTACAGGAGAATATCCAGCTACGAGAGCAGATAGCTAAACTAAGAGCCACATCCAATAACGAGCAAGCCGAGCTTGACAGTGTGAAAAAACAATTAAAAATACTAACAGGGGCCAGGAAGCAGGTCTTAGACAATATGGGCGCTAGCAGGGATAATGGGCTATTAGTTTTGCAGTCCGCTGCAAAAGCCCTTGTTTTGTCCGATGGTTACGCCAATCCATTATCCGTGTGTTTAGATACACCTTATAACCCCCTCATTTCCTGCCTCTACAGATCGCCGAAGTAAACATATTTTTACACAATAAAACAAAGGAGGATTAGATAAGATGGTTGAATTGTATAATTTTACCAAATATAAAATACCACAGTATAATAAAACACCGCTAGAAATGATAGAGGTGTTAGATTTGAATAATCGTATTAGAGATTTTCTGGCTAGTAAGGGTGGGCTGTCACCCAACACGATCAAATTTTACGAAATCACCTTGAGACAATTTAACACAGATAATCCAGATATGCCTGACCTGCATAATCTATCGCACTGGTTATACAGTAAGCCGTGGTCAACTAATACCAGGGCTGTCCGGTATACAGCCCTTAAAGAATTTTATAAATTCTGCGAGAAGGTGTACGGCGATAAGAATTTAATGAACCTGTTAGAACGCCCCAAAACAGAGGTTAAGCCAATTCGCAGCCTGACACTGGAAGAAGTGAATCAATTTCTGTCCCTCAAAATGAAGTCTTGGCATAAAGCGTTCATTATGTTAGTATTAGACACAGGGTTGAGGATAGGTGAGGTTATGAGCCTAAAATGGACTAACATAGATTGGGAATACTCTAAGATAGTGACTAAGGGTAAAACCGGCACATGGGTTAATCCGGTATCACCAGAGGTCATGGAGTTGTTACAGCAACAACCAAGAACTAGTGATAAAGTATTCCCTTACTCACTGCATGGAATAGAGTCAATGATACGCCGCAGATTCGACAAATTGGGTATCAACCTACCCCATAAAGGCCCCCATATGCTCAGACACACATTTGCTAGATTGAGCATCAAGAACGGCTGCCCCCTACCCTTTGTCCAGCAAAGTTTACACCACAAGAAGCTTGATACCACACAGAGGTATATCTACCTGGACGAGAACGACTTACAAAATGCTCACAACAAATATAGTCCACTAAATCTCTTAAGGGATAATAAAAGTGATAATACTGAATAAAACAATAGAGATTGAATATCCTGTAGCTGAGGAAGGCGAGGCAACTGTATCAGTTCGGGGCTTAATGAACTTAGTGGAAGTTAAAATTAAAGAACGCAAACGATTAAGTGAAGATCAGCTATTAGAGTTGTTAGATTTGTGGGCCACCTATCGCACCTACCTGACAGCCGGTATTGAACGTATACCATATAACCCCATATAGCATTATTTATAATTGATAGTACATTAAGAAGGAGAATTGCGAGGTAATGCTGAAGGTTGATTGGGCGTCATTCCGTCAAGCGGTGTTAAGTTTAGAGCCAGAAGACTTTGAACAGTTTTTATATGAGTACAATGATAAGTTGATAAATCTAGGTATAAAAGAGGGACGTAAACAGGTGCTCAAGGAACAACTTTATATTAATCAGCTTTCAACGTTAAGTGTAAATTAAATATTTGGGGGTGTAAAATGTTAACAGCAACTATACTGGGTGTATCTTTAGCAAGTGGAGTAATAGCGCTGACAGTATGGTCGTTCAGTGTCAACAGGGGGTGGTGGAAATGGTAACTAAATGTGTTCCGGCGAGCGAATGCTCTCTCTGTAGGGATGACATAACCGATATGCTGGCTGGCAATCAGGGGGCAGAGAATCAGGCAATCGCTTACGCTGCGACCTGGTATTGCAGACTGAAGTTGTGTGATAAATGCAATTTCAGGAAGAGAGTTAAAGAGGCGGTGGCGGTATGATAGAGTGGGAAAAGTTGAATTTTGACACAATAATTAAATTAGTTAACAATAGGTTGAATGAGTACGGAGTAGACGAGGAATACGAAGCGTTTGTGGCTGATATAAAGCCAACGTTTTATCAATCCATTGCCTCACGTGAGGCTGAGATTGAGACACTAAAAGAGGTCACTCTTGCATTGCTTGAGGCTATGAAGATGGCTTTTGAGGCTGAGAGGTGGGACGATGTGACTAAGTTGGAGTTTGGTATACGTGACAGGGTGATTAAGATTAAATCGCTCCAGGATTATCTAAAAGGATACCAAGACGGTAAAAAGGAGAGTATTTAAGAATGGCAATGTCGGCAACGAAGTTCGAGGCACACTTGGCGGCGTTAGAAAAAGGTATGAGTTTTACACAACTAGAACAGGCTATGGGGCGGCTGTATGCGATATGGGCAAGTGTGATACTCGAAAGGAAGAAGGAGAGTAATGATGGAAAATAACACAGCTTTAATAACTAAAGTGGACAATCTGTTAGAAAAGGTGGTGCTTGAAGGTGATTTAACACAGTTATTACCAGTTGACCGTGTAGCTTATTACAGTAGAGTTTGTGACTCACTGGGACTGAATCCATATACCAGACCGTTTGAATACATAAAACTCAATGGTAAGTTAACTCTCTATGCTCGCAGAGATGCTACTGACCAGCTACGGAATCTCAAAAACGTATCTATAAATATAACTAATCGTGAGACTATTGATGGGGTGTATATAGTCACAGCACAGGCACAATTAGGGGAAAGAACAGACGAATCAACAGGAGCGGTGGATGTATCCTCATTAAAGGGGGAAACGAAAGCCAACGCTATGATGAAGGCTGAGACTAAAGCTAAACGTAGGGTAACGCTGAGTATTGTTGGATTGGGTTGGCTGGATGAGACTGAGGTTGAGAGTATAAGTAAAACGGATGCTCAACGTGTAAAGGTAGATGATGCTGGTGTTATCACTACTGATGCATCAAAACTATGGGACAACGATATGCCAGCAGCAAAAGAGGACACGAAAGAATGCCCTGTCCACAAGGTGTTAATGGATGTGAAACATGGTGCTTATGGTAAATTCTACAGCCACAAGTTAGACGATGGGACATGGTGTAACGGCAAAGAAAAGAAGGAATGGAAGCAGCCTGAATCTAAAAAGAATGACAAACTGGACAAGTGGCCGGACGATCAGCCACCGGTTGAAGAAGCACCATTTTAAGGAGGATAGAAAATGAAGCTCTACGAACTTACTGGACAATACCGCTCACTACAGGATATTGTCGCTAATGATGAAACAGACCCCGCAGCCTTTGACCAAGCACTAAAGGACTTACAAGGCGATATAAAGGACAAGGCCGAGAATGTGGCAAAGGTGGTCAAGGAGTTGGAGGCTACAGCAGAGGCAGCGGATAAAGAGGCTGTCAGGTTATGTGCTAGGCGTGACAGATACAAAATCCGTGCCGATGCCCTAAAGAAATACCTCTACTCTGAGCTTACCTTTGCCCGAATTGACAAGGTTGAAGGCCAGTTAATCACCGTCCTACTGAGGAAAGCCCCTATGTCCTGCGAGGTCAAGGAATTAGAACTGATACCAGATGCATATCGGAAAGAAATACCTGCCACATGGCAACCGGACCGTAAGGCAATGATCGAGGCCAAGAAAGCCGATGAAGGGTTGAATATTCCTGGGGTTGCGTTTATCACAGACAAGAAGATATTGCAGATCAAATAACCAACCAAATCCCTGACTATCCTAGCCTCTGGTCGCATGGGGATTGGAATATATAAAGGGGGAAAGTGTAGCTGCAATATATATTGGGTAACACGAGCCGGTGCTAGGACGGCTCAGATAAAGGAGAAGGATGAAAAGCAAGGCACAGACAAGACCATCTATTAAAGAATTGACACTGAATTTTGACTGCGATATATGCGGAAAACCTATCAATGATGGGGCAGATGTGGCTGCTATTCTACTTGGCAATTTCTATCGAGTAAATATGCACATGGAATCAAAAGTTGCAATATTCACTCATAGGGAATGTTTAGACAATTTAGGTACGTTAATAGGCAAAGAGTCGGTAACACCTTAACATTGTGATAACCACTCTCGGTTAGGGTCTAGTCCGCTCATTGTCCGAGAGTGTTATCAGATAGCCGATGTGGTGGTGCTGGAAAAGGTAGACAGTGCGGGTTAGGAGTAAGAGTTCTGGCATGAAACTAACTCAAGACGAGGCCAGACATCCAGGGTGCAAATCCCTGGCCAACACATCGGTGGCCTTGCCACTCTGAAGGCAACGACAGGGCAAGCGGAGAACTAGTAGTAGCCCGACAGGGCATAAGGAATTGGCTACTGGCAAGGCAGAGGGCTTCCGGCTGAGGGAAGCTGGAAAAGCTGAGATAGTGAGGCTGATTGTCGCCAGAGCTATCAAGGGTGGCTGAAATAGCCGATGGTGGAACGTCAATAAGTAGGCTGGAAGCCCTCGAATAAGGAAAGGAGATTGATGGGAAAGAGAATAGACTTACAAGAAGCATTAGCACTGGTCAAAGGAATGTTATCAAGAAAATTCTGGAATCCTAAGCATTATGAGCCTAATGATTGGTTTTTTCCATCAGATTTGGCTAACAGCCCACAGTTCAAGTACAAGTGTAAAAAGTTGTATGAGGTTGGATTATTGGAGAGAAGAGGTGATGAGAATGATAGATGGGGATACCAGTATAGAGTGAAAGGAGACTGATGGGAATATTACTGAGTCCAAGGGAACAATCCATGTATGTAGACTACATACATGAAACGTGGTTTGATACAGAGGGTATCTGCAAAGCCCAAGCCAAGAAGCTCATCGAGGAATTGGAGAAGCCGTGTGATAATCACACCCATCATGGATGGCAATTCTCTAAAAAGAAATGTCCCGAATGCTGGGCTGAAATCAAGGCTGAAGTGGAGGACAAGAAATGAACGATAAATTAACCGAAACAGAGTTAGCGCATCTAATATGTGCTGAGTGGAGGAAAGACCTTGAAAAAGAAGAAAGCACGATTATGACATGCGCCCGAATCGTGCAGGAAGAAACCTGCAAGCTGATTGGGGAGTTTATGTGTGGAGATTGCGAACATCGTCCTACTGGCTCACGAACTTATTGTAGTTCTTGTATGTATAACCTACAAGACCAACTCCTGCAAGGCAAGCTGCCAGAGGAGGACAAATGAACGTTTGGCATTGTTTAGTTGATAGAACGTGTGATGAGTATCAATACACTCACAATGACCATTGTTATGAGTGTGGAGTTAAACATGGTGAAGCTGAGGCTTATAAGAGGATTGGTGAGCTTCTGGACAAAATCAACTTTGACGACTATGACATTGAAGGTGTTAAGTTTTCCTTCCAACATTTTTGGGTTGAAGACTTGCGTGATGGCAAGCTGCCAGAATAGGGGGAGATATGAAAGATTTATGTTTTACTAACCTCACCACACTACGGAGAATGGTTGAGGTTGAAAATGAGCGGCAAATAAAGAAGTGGGGAGTCCAAGACCATGAGCCATTTGAATGGCTTGGCTTTGCTACTGAGGAATTAGGGGAAACGGCTCAAGCTATAGCTGAATGGCAGTTTAGACATGGTAGCCGAGAAGAGGTGGTAGAAGAAGCCATACAGACAGCTACACTAATGCTCAAGATTGCTGAGATGTTCATGCATAGAGTAGAACTGGTATATAGGGATTAGAAAGCTGCCAATATAGGGGGATTGAGTGAGTAGTTGGCAGATCACTATACCAGGTAGACCAGTACCAAAGGCAAGGCCGAGAGTGTGCAAGAATGGACACACTTATACACCAGAGAGGACTAAGAACGCTGAAGAAACTATGCAATGGCACATCAAACAGGTATTGAAGGATATTGTCATAACTAAACCTGTCATATTAAGAGCTTATTTTAATTTTAGAAGCGCAAAGAACGCTGGCGATCCTCATACTATCCGTCCCGACCTGGATAATTTAGTAAAACTGGTATGTGATGCCTTGTTGCCCTGGTTAAGTGATGATGCAATCATAACTGAAATTCATGCTCGTAAGATATATACGATAGATGATTCAACTTACATTGAAATGAGGGTGTTGAAATGATAAAACTACCAATGGAAGTTTGGGTGTGTGAATACGGAAGTTATATACCTAACATTGTGTACTCAAACCCAACAAAAGAATGTAGATATTATTGTTTCGATAAGTGCATGTTTCTTAATGGTAAATGCACAGCCCGAAAAGCTGTGTTGACCTGGGTGGAAGAGAGCCATGATTGTCGGGAGTGTGCAAAACGTATAGGTTGTCCATATCCCACTGATGATAATGATGATTGCTTTGAAATGAGGGTAGATGAAACACCAGTAAGATGCCCTCGTCTAAACAGTTGTAGTCTTTACACCGAGTTATGTCCTGATGCCGGCAGCAGCGATAGTTACAAATCATGTGCGCTGATTAAAGGAGAGTAGGAATGGAAGCTATTGAACAAAGATTTAATAAGTTTGCTTTGGGAATTAAAAAGATAGAGGAGGGATGCCGACTGTTATCTTCTGGGCCAGCCAATTATTATCTACAAGAGGTAGTAGGGGCATATAACTATTTAGTAAATAGATTTTCTCCTTTTAAGGTAGGAGATAGAGTAGAGCTTGCTGAAACACCTGAAATAAAAGAGTGTTCTGGCTGGTGGTCATCAAGGCATTTTTTGAAAACAGGAGAAAAATGCAAAATAAAAGAAATAGAATGTGATAGTAACGGATTTAGATATTTTGTTGAGTTTGATAATGAAAGTTGGATAGACCGTAGCAATGTTGAATATAAAATCAAAGATAAATATGTGTATCCGTTCCGTGAAAAATATTTAAGATTTACTCCTAAAGTCATCTGCAACATGGCGAGTGAGTGCAAATATATACACGACTGTAGCCACAGGGGAAGACATGAGGAAAATAACGGATGTAAGGAGAGGGAATGTGACTCTCATCCCGAAGCCCGTTGTATCCCCTGTGCAGGGATATAGACCATATTGCTGACGTCAACGAAATGGTTTTAGGAGTTTAAGGGGATTGGCTAATAGTAAGAAGGATAAGTTACAAGGTGAGTTAAAGAGGAATAACTATTGTCCTAATCATAATTGCGATATACCATTGGACAAACACCCCGAATGTTCTATGTGTGGTTTGCTTATTGGTGTTAAGCATTTAGCTGTTAAGACGTATACTAAACATAAGTTGTGTAAATGGTGTGTGGATTCCAAGAGGAAGCACCAGCCTTTATATAGCGCCTATTGTCGTAATTATACTAAGGCTTTGTGTTATAACTGTGATGAAGTTTATAGTGTGCCTGGTTTAACGCAAGATACTCACTGCCCCAAGTGTGGAGAAAGGTTATTCAATATAGAAGTTCCCTGGTTATCAGATGAGGCTGTTTAGGCTGTTTAGTGTTAAATGACAGTGAGTTAACAAAAAAGAATATAGACTCACTCAACGTATCGGAGCTAAGAGACTTGTTGCACCGGATAGGCGAGGCATGGGACAACAGGAAGCCACTTAGGAAATACAGTATATGGAACTTACCCGAAGAAGTCATAATGTGGAGATTGGCTATCTGTATTAGTGAGACTGAGATAGGAGTAAAGCTAGGATTGCTGGAAGATAAGCCACGCAGGGGATGGACTGAGGAAGCAGGACTGGACATGATTGCCTTAAAGAGAAGGATTTAGATGATGAGTACAGACAACGCACGTTGGTTTCAACATGATTGTAATGCAAGAAAAGACCTTAAACTTAAAAAGGTACTTAAATCTGAATATGCAGACAAAGGGATAAGAGTATGGTGGTTTTTTTGTGAGTATATGGGACAGAAGGGGAAAAAATACAAGTACAAGTTCGACATTACAGATAAAGATATTTTAGATGATATTGCAGAAGAAGTATATGCCGAGAAGGAATGGTTATTAAAATTCTTCGATGATTGTGTACATAAATTTACAGACTTAAATGATAAAGGGGAAATTACTACATTACTACAGTCTGATGGACGATATATTTGGTCTAATCGCTTCATCGAAGATATAGCTAACTATGATGCAATGGTTGAAAAACGGCGCATGGCTGGTAAGTTAAGCCATAAGCCTAAGACTGACGAACAGGATAATACCAAGCCTGAAGCCTTTGCAACCTTTGAAGCTAATTGGGGTGTACCACTCTATCAGGCAGCAAGTGAGAAGATAAAGGTCTGGATCGAGGATTACACCGAGGATTGGGTGATTAAGGCTATCAATGAGGCTGCATTACAAGGTAAAAGAAATCTGGCTTATGTTGAGGCTATCTTGAGAAATAGTAAAGATAGAGGTGTACCTCCAGGAACACCAAGGGAAGATAAGAAACAACCACCAGCACTAGAGCAGGTTAGGCCGAGACTAAAAACAGCACAGGAAGTTATGCGTGAGAGAGGGCAGATTTGACAGACAAACAAGTTCCTCAATCACTGGACGCTGAGTTGGCTGTCTTAGGTTCTCTTTTAATTGATAGTGATGCAACTTATAAAGTAGCCTCAACGCTTCACCCTGGTAACTTCTTCAGTGAGAAGAACAAGCAATGTTACGCTGCAATATTAACACTTTACAGCAGAAAAATCCCTGTCAACCAGGTAACCTTAACTGAGGAACTTAAACGACAGGGTAAGCTAGAGTTAATAGGTGGAGCGCCTTACCTCAGCGATCTAATCATCAATACACCTACATCAATACATCTCGAATATTATGCTAATATAGTCCGGCAAACATCAATCTATCGTCAGCTTATCAGCGCAGCCGGCCAGATAGCAGGTCTAGCTTATGACCAGGCAGAGGACAGTACAACCAAAGCCTTAGACATTCTAATGCCACTGGCACAGGCTAATCAGAAGGGTAAAGGCTTCCGCAGTTTTAGGGAAATAGGGAACGAGTATTGGGATGAGTTTGAGAAATGGTATAAGAGCGATAGTAAACTATTTGGTATATCGTCAGGGTATAACACATTAGATGGATTTCTTGGGGGATTAGAACCAAAAACCTTGTATGTTATCATGGCTCGGCCTAGTCATGGCAAATCTGCTATGTTAGACAATATAGCTGTCCGCATGGCTCGTCAAGATTATTCAGTAGCTATCTTCAGCCTGGAAATGTCTGATAAGGCGTGGTTCAAAAGAGCCGCTTGCGCTGAATCTGATATTAACCGATACAGGTTTCTAAACAAGAACTTAACAGCGGATGAATGGGGTAAATATGTAAAAGCCTTTGGTGAATTGTCAGAACTACCTATATACATAGATGAAATGACAGAGTTAACCGTCAATGATATAAGGGCGAGGTTATATGGGGCGATCCACAAGCACAAGGTTGATGTTGTAATGATAGACTATCTCGGACTGATTCAGTCCAAAGGAGATAAGGCGTATGAAAAGGTTACAGAAATATCTAAAGGATTGACTCAGCTAAAAAAAGAATTTAATATACCGATTATCTGTGCTGCACAGTTGAATAGAGCTAACACAGCCAGGATAGACAAGAGGCCCCAGGTGTCGGATGCCCGGGATTCAGGAGCTATAGAGCAAGACGCCGATGTTATACTTGGCCTTCACCGTGAGGAACTATATACCACTGAAGATGAATGGAAGAAAACCCACATGGATGAACCATATCCCAAGAATGTCTTAGAGGTTGACGTTCTGAAGAATAGGGAAGGTGAACTAGCAAGGATGTACTTCAACTTTAAGGCGTCCACCGGACTAATAAGTGAAAGGATAGAATAATATGGACACTCCCCCTAAACCCCCATCAGTGGTTGTTGGGCTAGGTCATGCGGGGCTAAGGACTTTCTGGACAAGGAAACGTATAGCCTAATCGTTGACTACGGTTTACAGTCTCAACAAGTATCGCTAAAAGCGTAGCAACGGATTATGAGAGTAGAATGAGAAAGAAAAAACAGAATAAAAATAAAACAGGAAAAGTATGTCCTAAATGCAAGGTATTATTTTATGCCCGGCCTAACCAAAAGTTTTGTTCTACCCAATGTCGGGTAGCCTATTGGTGTAAAAGGCATCCACGTATCGCTGTAGAAAATAGCTAAGTTGCCTTTTATCGTCTTGTTGCATTTATCGGGCATATATTCCAGTGAGCCTTTGTGCATGGCTCATCCCCTTTAGCCTTCACCATGTAAGCACAACCATACTCCACCGGCTTGCCGTCTTGCCACATAAGCGCATGACAGAATTGACACTGATACCCTACCTCTTTTATAACTACGTCAATAGGTTTCATAATGTCACCAACACTCTAGGATGTTTATGCCCTACAGCCTTATCAATAGGACTGCCCTCAGAAGTTAAAGTTATTAATGGAGTCTCTAAGTCTGATGGGCCAAATCCACCTGTTTCTGCGTACCCACCCCAATACAAGTAAGCGTTACTCTTAACCAGCATCTTTCTTTTAGCAGCCACACGTCCTTGTTTAATATTACGTTCCGTTGGCTCACCGGCATACAGTTTCACATCATGAGTCCTATTATCAGGTCTAAGGCTTATGTCAGGGGCGGCATTAACAACGTGGTCGTGCGACATGATATAAAAGTCGGCGTCTATATAAGTTCCTGTACGTTCCACCTTGACAGCCTTTGCACTCTTAGTCCTAGCACCACCATAGCCGTGTGTGTTATATCCCCAAAAGACAAATGGGCTTTCAGGATGCCAGGAGTTGCCCTTGCTAAAGGATAGTTTCAACATACAACCTTCAGGACGATAAGGAATACCAAGAGCTTTGCCTATATCAGCCGATATATCTACACCAGCCTCTCTATATATTCTGCCCTCATGGTTTCCCGACACGATAAGTAACAGTTTGTGTCTTATTGGTCTGAGAATATCTATCATCCAATCTCGCTGATTCTGCGGTGTTCCTACTTGCCTGAATATATCCCCCTTACTGGACTTGATTGTGGACTCACATAAATCACCATTCAATATACCGTATGCGTTATGTGTAACTTCGAGATACTTAATCGTTCTAAGAAAATGCTTTTTAGAAAACATGGGATTGCCGTAATGTACATCTGATATTGGGACTATATGTACGTCAGACCATTCAGGATCGAAAGTATATGCGTAGTAGATCAACTCACCAGGTATAGCATCGGATGTATTACTACTCATAACCCTCCTGTCAAATACTGTTGAAAGTATGCAACCTTGCCTTGCCTTCTTTATCTACAATGACAGCCTGGCCATCTCTGGCATCTCCGCAGTCTGCGACCACTACACCATCTTCCTTTATTTCAGCGTAATGAGTATGACCAAACACTCCGTTAGTCTTGTGCTTCTTGCACCAGCGAAGCTCTGTCTCGTGGATAAAACCAGTCATCTCTTTCCATTTGCCAGTTTCTCCGGCTTGCTTGGCTTCCTTGGGACTCCAATGTTTCAAGCACCATTTAGACCAGCGTTTCTTGAAGAACGTCAATCCAATCCATGCTACAACAGTAAGCACCGGACGGAACAGTCCCCAATCCAGCGTAAAAGCATCTCCATGCTCTACATGCCAGTAAGTTCCGTGAACATCTATGTCTAACTTGTTTACAAACTTGGTACGTTTGTTTCCCTTCTCGGTCTTTTTGTACCATGCCAGCTTGCCTTCATGGTTGCCACAAATAGCGTAATCAGCATGGGGATCTATCCGGCCGTAGCAATCCACACCGAGCAATAATATGTCCTTCATGTCACCGTTATAGATAAGTGGTGTGCCTGCGGTATCGCAGTATTGCCGAGCCTTAGCCAAGGTTGCAAGGCGTTCACCTGGTATAAGGTGAGCATCGGATACCACCATGAAGCCGTTGGGCATCGGTATTCGTTTCATGATTTACCTCGGTCATAAATCATTACGAGAACCATTAAGAGTGACATGCCATACATAGCACTGGATAACTCAACGTACTCCCCTTGATTGAGTAAATAAGTTGCGTAACCGAAGCCACAACCAGCTATAGCGAATACCAGTAGGTGAATGATTGCCTTTAATTTGTCCATCATAGCAATCCTGTAATCTTGCAAAAGAGAGCAGCGGCAACAGCTAAACTGATAGGGACAACACCACCTACACCCAGATATTTAACCAGGCTTCCCCATGAGCCACCAGAGGGTAATGTCTCTTGCGGTTGAGGTTGTATATATTCACGTATAACATCTGCTAAAAACCCAAAGCCAGCAAGGTTCACTGTCTTGTCTGAAACATTGCCATAACCCTTCTGCGCTATTTCCTCGGTGGCCTCTTTTATCAATATCTTCATCTGTTCGCCATTAGCCATGTTTCACACTCCTATAATGTAGGCTCTGGGACGGGTGTTTAGTGTTTTATTTAATCTACAAATACCGTAACCAGTAATTTGGGATAAGAAGTAGTCAGCATCTTCATTTACTAAAAATGAAACAGTTAAATTTCCAAAGTCTGTGTTTATTCTAGTAGTTAAATCAGACTTTCTTATTTGCAAAATACGTGATGAACCATATGCTGTTCGTAAAACATAAATATAATCATCATCAAGCATAGGCTTAGAATAATACGTATAAGGAGGCAAAGGCTCAGATTGAGTTTGATAGGCTAAATCAGCAGCTAACCCTTTAAAAATACCGTGTTGTGATGAATTTAGACCACATTGGTATAAATTAACTGCGTCAACAGCGCAATGTGTTCCATATGTAACAGAATCAGGTGGTGCATAACCCCAATCCACATTATCAATAACAACAGCATCGCTCATTCTAATTCTATAAATATGATTTGAATGGTCTAAATGATTAGCCGTTATATACACGTAAGTGTCATCTTTGCACATAACACCACTAGCATATATCCCTGTTTCACCGAACTCACATTGATTAACTATAACTAAATCTGATTTTCTAATCTTATTAAAATAATTTGGTGTGCTTGATTGAAACGTACAAGTGTATATGTAATCATCATCTTCAACAGCAGCACTATGATAATCATATGATGGTAACATTGCACTATGTAAAACTAACGACAAATTTGATTTTAAGCGCTTTACAATAGTACCACGTTCTGAATACTCGTAAGTATGGTATATGTATGTGCCATCAACAAAAATAGCACTTATAGAACAGTTAAAATCACTACTATATTCATATGTAGATACCCATTCTAGATTACTTCTTAATAATTTGTGTAATTTAGGATGAGGTTTCCCAGTAGCACCAATGCCAAGATAAACATAATCGTCGTCAAAAGTGACAGCACTACCACTATATAAAGAATTATAATTAACTATATTCATAACTTCACCATCTTAACTATCAGGCACATAATCATCATAGGTAACAATATCGCCCCCTGTTATTCTCTTACATTTCAGTGATAGGTGTGCTATCGTTACACCGTCTATGTCAAACGCCAATGCCTGTAACACTGTGCCAGCGGCAAACTTAGTATGTGTCCAATCTGTCAAGGCTGTGCTTTCTAGGTAGCGTTCATCTGTTGTCTCAGGGTAATTCTCACCGCAAATTGTGCCGTTCCGGTCTGGTTCGTCTTTATATCGGGCATAAATGTCAAACTTAATAGGGCCTTCAGCTTCCATAATTGTCCAGCCCAATATCTCAAAGGCAAAGTCAAACTTTAAACAATCGCCTACACCAGTAGTCCCATCCTCAATAGCGTTCTCTCTATCCCCTACACTCCATTGGACATTGAAGATGGTGCTTGGCGCTACAACATTCCTTAACTTATCTATCTTGGCATCAAGCAGCTTGAGCGATAATTCTTTTTTCTGATATACCTTCACTAGACTAATTCCTCAGCTTGAATAGTGAATATCTTTTCCCATGTCCTGGACTTTTCCTGATACATATATTCCTCTTTAACCTCGGTAAACATCATGGTTATTTGTGTGCCGTTTTCATCTTCGATAATCACAGGCTCCGGTCTGTCTGCACTATTGATAGCGTCTGCTATATCTTTCGCCGTCTGCCTATCTCCGATAAGACGATCCGCACACAACACTGTGAAGTTATAAACATTTACCTTCCGTGAAGTTCTTAGCTTACCTCTCAGGATAAAGCCTTTAATTTTAGGCGTAGCACTCTCGCCGTTAGTCATGGTGAATCTTAAACGGGTTTCAAGGAATGTCATGCCGGTATCACCGATCTTTAATGTCTGTAACGGACTCTCGGTAAACTCGCCTATCTCATACCAATCACCCTCGTCATCCTGATATTCAACCAGTATCTTCCTGTTAGTGCCGTCAAGAGCTAACGCTGTGGCATCATCAGTTTTGAGAGTAATATCCTTGAAGGTCTTATACTCATCGAATACACCGGCGTCATACTTACCTGTGTAGTGCACACCGCCAGTATCAAACTTGTAATCAGTGGCATTGGGTATATCGGGGTATCTATCGGGTAATATGATGTATTTAATACCATCACCCTCGTAGCCACCCAACCACAGGCATTTATTACCTGATACATTCTCAACGATAGCTGCGTATAAAGTCGCATATGCGATTGTAGTTAAATGATGCCAACGGAAATCAGTCCCCACATCAGATACATCCTCCCACCGGCCAGCCATCAACTCCACATTAGTATCGTTATCAAGAAAAGCATATAGCCATTCCTCATCAGCAGCCAGGGCGACACAGCGGCCCTTAAACCGTGTTTCTTCAGGTGCATATCCGGCCGGAGTAATAGTATCTACATAACCATATTCGGGTGAGTAGTAATAGATTGTATTTTCGCCCATCTGAAAATAGATATAGCCCTTCCATGCAATAGCGTTTACACCGGAATACACACTTTGTAAAGTGGTAAGTTCTTCAGCCGCCAGTACCCATTCGTTACCGTTATTTATATAAAGCCCTTCATCCTTCCAAATAAATAACTCATCATTGTGGGCCAGTAACATCCTTATGTCAGTATTAGTCCAGCCAAATGACTCGCCTGTGTCCCAACTGCCATCGTTTGAAGGATCTGTTGAGGAATAAAGCACTCCGTCATATGCTTTGTAAACCGTAGTGCCAATAGCAGCAAACAAGAGGGCTTGGGCATCATCCCCTGACAACGTAGATTGTTGCCAATTATCGCCGTCATCCGTAGAATACCAATATCCATTATATGCGGCAGCCAGCAGGTAGTTTGTCCCCGCAGAGTCGGTAAAAGAGCAAAGGTCGGTGCAACCATTATCACCTAGCGAGTTACTTAATACCCATGCACCGTCACTAAGTTTATAAACTCCACCTGATGCATATGTCCCACAAAACAACTCCCCGTTATGGACACAGAAACAGAGGGTATTATTCGGTGTTTCGAGGTCTAAGTCATTAACTTTAGGTGGAGCTATTATCCAACCCTTAATCCTATCGTCACAACCGTAGCCACCAGAAGATAGCCCCTCTCTCCAGTCATCTTCCTGCCAGATGATATCCTTACCCTGATACATAGAACGCTGAGTCCTTGACCACATAGGCGCACCACCCTTGTCCCTTGCCAGCACCAGGCCGGTATCAACCCCATCTACTATTAAGTGTCTATCGTATCTGGTAATACTCATGATAAATCACCCTGCCAGCCAAACTTAGCTTTTGACTGAGGAATGTAAACACAGTTTTTCCTTAACAGGCCGTCAGCTTCAAGTTCAAGCTCTAACGCATCTTGTTTATACCTTGACACATCCGATGCACTAACCGGCCTTGCAAACTTCCTTAAGAACAGAGCCGCAGCCTTGCAAGCCAATGCCTCGCCCTGTGCCTCTGTAAGCTCCAAGGCGTCTGTATCAGCACTTAATGAGGCTAGATAGCCTAGTCCGTCAATAGTGGCTGCCTCTGGTTGTCCAGCACCGTCAAAGTAAACACTTCCATCTGTAGTGTTAACCTCGCACCGGAAACCTACCTCACCAACAGATGAAGGTATATCAGCCTCTATCTCTATAAGCTCCCAAGAGCTACCACCGGAATGATAAGGGCTATACCAGATGTTAGGTGACGAACCACAGTAGATACACAGCCTCGCTTGACTGGCTGATGTGGCATACACCCACACCGGAAACTTAACGTGTGTACCTTTAATGTCAAGGAGTTTATTGTATAGTTCAGAGCCTAGAACACTAGAACCTAAAGAGGTTGATGTATATAGATAGCCGTCTGTACCCGCCCTGGTAACCTTGGCTGAATAAGTGCCGTTGTGTTTAGTTGTTCCTTCCTTGACAGCCGTTACCTCTGAGACTCGCCAGTAATCAGGATATGACGAACTTCCCCAATATTCAAAGTGCTGGTTAGGTAAGAATCGAGGCACAGACAGATAAGGATAGCAACTAAACACGGCCTTGTTTAACGCATTGTTCAGGTCATCAGGGTCGAACCTGTGTAATTCACAGGTAACAGCCCCTGTTTCAGCCGCCAACGCAGCCCCATAAACCTCCAGTCTGTTTTCAAACTGTGCAAAGTCCTTGACTAAACGCTTTACAGTGATATTGTTGCCTTCGGTAATAAGCACATAACGAGTGTCATTAAACTCATCATCCCGATAAGGGGCTAAAGAGGTAGAAATAATATAGTTGTTCGTGGTGATATTAGTCGTGGTATCAAATGATAACCAATCCCCTAAGAACCTTGACATGCTTTCCCTTAATTGAGAACGTGTTAATGTCATTGCTGCACCTCAAAGAAACCTTCTTCAATCGTTATAGGAGTACCGTCTGTAGCCGTACACCTTGCCCTATAAACACCTAACGCCTTACTTGCTGTCTGGTAATCATAGTAATATTTGCCTGTGGATTCCTTAGTCATAGCCGATGCATTTACATCAAGTGTTCCGCTTGGTAGCCATATAGAGCAGGTGACACTTGTTGAAGGGTCGTATAATGCACCACTCTTTGTAACCACAAAATAAACCATAGCTGTCTCACCCTGTTGATAAACCTTCATTTATTGGCCTCCTGAGATAAAGTCAAGTTTGCAGTCAAGAGCATCAATGTAATCTATCTTTGCATCCAATCCCTCTTTAAAGGTTAAAGTACAATCCAATGGTGACTTCATGGTAAGTTTAACTTTGATAGTCCAATGATGTTTGAGATAGTCCCATATTGCTGCGGCAACCCGTCCTAACGAGGTAGCCGCTATTCTTGGATAGTTAACCAACCTTGATACGCTCAGAGCCATACCAAGTGTTACCGCCGCACTTCTAACTGTTGTAATAAGCCTTGAGGCCGTCGTTGCCAATCCTAACGTAGTTGTAGCACTTCTAGCAATCGCAATTCCCCTTGATGCACTTACAGCAAAGCCCAGAATCACCGCAGCAGTTACAGTGAATACATTGCCAATAGCAGCGGTTACCGCATGACCAAAAGTAACACTTGCACTTCTAGCAAAATTGCCAAGCCTTGAAACTGTGGCTGAAAATCCTAGTGAGGTATTTGCACTCCGTAAGTAACCAGCTAACCTAGATACACTGAGTGCCTTACCGATCACCACAGATGCACTTCTCGCTGTAGCAATAGCTCTTGATACCGTTGCTGTCAATCCCAATGTGGTAGCAGCACTTCTAGTTAGTGTTATAGCCCTCGATGCAGCCGCCGTTAGCCCTAAAGCATTGGCTGCAATTCGGGGATAGTTAACCAGCCTTGATACACTTAAGGCTCTACCAAAGGAAACAGATACACTTCTGGCAACGGAGATAGCCCTTGAAGCCGTTGCAGTTAACCCTTGCGTCACAGCTCCTGTCCTCAGATAGTTAACTACTCTTGATGCTGCGGCAACCCGTCCTAATGAGGTAGCTATGTTCCTTGCATATTGGGCCCACCTTGATACACTTACATCATGGCCTAATGTTGTTGATACGTCCCTGTTTATGGCTAACTTCCGGGAAGCTGAGACTACAAATCCTATAGCAGTAACCGCTGTAGCAGTAAACTCCTGAATACCCTCTTTAACCGCACTTGCAAATGAACCAAATCCCAGAGTTGTACTTGCAGTTCTGGTTATTGCTATCGCCCTTGATGCTGTGGCGACTAACCCCATAGCTGTACTAGCTATTATTTTGAACCCATTGTTGGTTACAACGCTAACACTATGTCCCAAGGAAACGGCTGCACTTCTCGCTGTAGTGATAAACCTCGACGCTGTTGTTGCCAAGCCTAAAGATGTAGCACCTGTCCTCGTTATAGATATTAACCTAGAAGCTGCACTTGCCAGCCCTAATGATGTAGCCGCTGTTCTGGGATAACTAGCCAATCTTGAAACGCTCAGGGCATACCCCAAGGAAAGTGCTGCGGTTCTTGCCATAGTAATAGCCCGTGATGCCGATACCACTCTGCCAAAGACTACAGCAGCGTTACGTGGATAATGAACCAATCTCGATATACTCAGGGCATGCCCTAAAGATACCGTAGCACTCCTTGTAATAGCTATCGCTCTCGATGCTGTTGAGGTTAACCCTAAAGCCGTGGCCGCACTTCTGGTAAAAGTAGCAGCCTTTGAGACAGCCGCCGTTAAACCGATAGAATTAGATGCTGTCCGTGGATAGTGGGCAATCCTTGACACGGTTGTAGCCAATCCATGAGCAACCGATGAAGCCCTGGCCGTGACTATACTTCTAGCGGCAGCGGCAGCCAACCCGATAGAAGTAGCAGCATTCCTTAGAAACCCCCTGATTCTGCCAGCGGTAACCTCGTTGCCGATTTCTACAGATGCAGCTCTGTCAAATTCACCTAACCGGCTGGAGGTAACAGAATCACCAAGAGCAGTTGAGCTTTTTCTTGTCAGCTTTATTGCTCTATCCAGTGCTAAAGCGTAGCCTAAAGCAACAGCCGAGGTTATCGGTCCCTTTTCTTCACCACCACCGCCCGCTGTTCCATCAAGCACCACATATGGAGCACCACCAGCCCAGTCATACTCCGTGCTGGTCTGCGCTGGTTTGGCACTTACCCAATCGTAAACAGCCATTAACTCACACTCGGCTTAATAGATACGTTAACCGACTTGCCACTCTCATACTTCTTGAGATAACAGCAGACATACACATTCCCCACCTGAGCAGGAGTAAAGGTCATGGTGAAGCTAATCTCGTTTGTACCACTCAGGGTCTGAGCGGACTTTACTGTGCTCCTTGTGGCATTGACAGCGTGGTCAAGGTAGCTGGCTTCAAAATAGAACTCGTCAGCAGTAGGGTCTGCGCTCCAAGCCGCTGTCTCTCTGGCCTTGATGGTGATGGTAGTTTCGCTTGCTGGGCAGTTCATCACAACAAAGTCGAATGGGTCATGCAATCGTGGTCTGAGATATAGGCCATTAGCGCAGTTACTATTTGGTGTTAGTTTGATACTGGGCAGACTGTCCAGTTCGATTGTTGCGTCTTTGGTCACTACACCTGCGTAGGTTGCAGCATACTGAGCATCCCTGGTTTGGTTGTGGTCTTCTGAGAAAAAGGATGATGATAAATTAGTAAGTTCCGCTATTACACTATCTGAGAACAAGCAGTTCTTAGCATACAGTTGTGAATATGCAACATAGGCTGAAGCCACGTCATGTGTGGTAGTCGAACCAACCACACAATTGTATAGGTAAACTATTGCAAAGGCTGTGACATATAAACCATAATCTGTGGTAGCAGCACCACCATTAAAGCTACTATTATTACAGTGAATCAATGACCCATCGGAACAGTACATATTGTAGGTTTTATTGCTGTAAAAACTTACACTGTCTAGGTCTACACTGGACTTGGATATATAAATCCCCACAGTAAAATAAAGGTTTGCAGATTCCCTAAATATGCAATCGTTTATTCCCCAGTTATTGCAGTTACTTATTATAAACAGGGAAGATGCATCCGCACCTCGCCTCACATCTATTCGTGTAAATATCCAACAATCATCACCGTTGGCATTGAACTGGTAGTTCGTATCGTTAAAGTCCACTATTGGCCTGACATCACTGGCATCACCCCAGGGGTCATTGGTCACTGAGTCACAACCAATAATTGAGATAGGAGAAGCAAATGTGCCATCCTCATCAAAGACTATATCGGCGTCTGTCTTGGTCTGGGTAGTATTAGCCCTCACATAGGCTATGTCACCAGCACTCCTGGCTGTAACAGAGGTGTACTTCTCTATGGTCTTCCATGAGTGGTCATTATTAGCCGCCAGACCATCATTGGCATCGTTGCCATTGGTGAGGTCGATATAGTAGATAGTGTTGTGTAACACACGGTCAACCAGCTTGGCCTCTCTGTAGGCTTCTTCCATGACCACACAGGCGTACTTGTCCTTGAGTCGGGCTATCTTGGCCTTGAGGAACTCTATCTGTTCGGGGTCTTTTTCCCCAGCAAGCATAACCTGTAGCCGTGGTATCTTACCCTCATAGCACGCTCTGGCCTCTGTAAGTTGCTTTGGTGGCTTGAAGTCCACACCGCGATATTTAATCTTGCTGTTCCAGTCCTCTTGTTTGAGGGTATCAGGGTAAGTTATCTTATCAGCCAGCACGTTTAAGTTGTCTACCACTTTTAAGTCAGCCATCTATAACTCCTGGAAAATGGGGGAGTGGTTAGCCCCCCCCTAACTGTGACAAGTTGTTAACTAACCGTTCTTCCCTAATAGGTCACGCAATTTTTCAATCTCTTCTTTTAAGTCTTGAATTTGCTTGGTTCGGCCATCTTTTAGGCCTTTGCGATAACCTGCCTTGTAACCTGTATTGTGCATCGTCAAATGGCTACTTTTATCTTGTAGTTCCAAATTCCCAATATCATCGTGGTCTTTTATGCCATCTTTATGATGCACAATTTCCCATTTGTTAAGGCAACGTCCTAAAGATTTTGCCATGGTTAATCTGTCCCTTGCTACATAGCCAGCCTTGTTCATCATCGAAGCGTAAAAGTCATCAGGTGCAAGTTTTATGTAGAGATAACCTTTACCGCTACTCCATTGGCCACCTTTCCACATAGATGTTTTATCACCAGTTAATTTGCGTGAACAAGACAGACACATAGAATGTCTAGGTTTACCATGAAGTAGATAACTCCATCGTTCCTCTCCACATATCTCGCACTTAACTAATGCACGTTTACTACCTCCTGGTCTTGGATATACATATGTTTGTCCACCTTTCCAATTTGAGGTATCTGCCCCAGTGGGATAAACTCGGTTGACATGCAATTTACGTGAACATTTCAGGCACATTGTATTCTTTGGTTTTCCTTTATTGTAATAAACCCATCGTTCTTTTCCGCAAACTTCGCAGGCAATCCAAATATATCTTTCGTGTCCATCTCCTGGGGCATACACCTTATCCCTTCGTATGTCTCTTAGTTTTGCTATATCACCTATTTGTGGCATAATACACCTCCAAATATATTATACCAGAACAGTGATATGTTGTCAACTAAGCATTTTTACCCATTCTTCCCTCTAATCTTGTGAGTTACGGTCAAAGTATCGTTTGTCTCCATCGAAATGTCACCGGCATAGCAGCAGACAGAGTACAAAACGTCCTTGTCAGTATTTGCTATCAGGTGGCCTTTGATGGTTGCAGCCTCGCCAGCCGTGAACGGATGCTCTATATGAATGGTATCGCCACTGAATGAGTCACTCGATGCTGTAATAGTGGCAATAGCGGTTACCACACAACCTGTTTCAGTTGCCTGGGTATAGTCCGAATATCCACTTGCCGTTGCCGCCGAGCAAGCCGTCTTGATTAGAGATATGCTGTTGATCTTGGTTGCTGTACTGCCCATAAGCAGTAGATTGGCTTCTACGATTCCCTCGTTATTGATTACTTCTTCCTGTGCCATCGTGTACCTCCTAGATTAGTTTTTTAAGTTTCTTGATTTCTTCTTTGACTTCCGATATATTCTGAGGGGCAGGCTCGCCTAAAATATACTTTTCATTTATTTGTTCCCCCTTGTGTTTCATGCAATACTGGCATCTGACCTTGTGATACTCGTGTAAAAGCTGATAAAAGTCTGCTAATTGCTTGCAATCATTTGCCCAAACATCAATTTCTTTCTTGTATGCCTTGATGCAATCTGAGGTATAGCAGTTCGGTTGCGCTGGCATCGGTGGCAGTTCAGGAAACATCAGGGATGTTTCCTTGTAGCAGAGCTTGCCGTTTCGCCTTAACTCGATGCCGTAATCAGATGACATGCCGCTTAAATTAGTAGTTGCTGGCAAATTATCCTCCATCTTTAATAAACAATATTCACAATATATTTCTCCGCAGTCACACGGCCTACCGCATGTTTCACACCTGCAAGCCATATTTCCTCTTTCGTGCTATGATGGTGAACGGCTCCAGAATGTCTATAATCTCGCCGTACTCGTTGAACTCTCTCAGCCACCGTTCACGCGTCCATTCCACACAATGAGTCGGATCCTGGTAGAAACACTTATCATCCGCAGGAGTGATACTGGCGATAACCTTGTCCCTGCTTACTCTGAAAGCCTCCGATATGGCCTGTAAAGGCTCTGACAGGTGTTCCAGAACATCCACCGAGTAAACCACGTCACAGGAACCATCAAGGAACGCAAGGTGTTCAGCATCCCCATTCTGCACATATTCATTGACATGCGCCGGATTAATCTCTACACCTATAGCGTCTATGCCCCTGTCCCTCAGTTCCTTGACACGTTTACCGTCACCACAGCCAACCTCTAATACCTTGCCTTTAAGGTATGAGCTAATATCAGGTATGTTGGTAACATAATGGCTTTGCATAGCCCATTTGTATTCGTCGTTGAAGTCATATTGGAGCTTATCAATCGGTATGCAGTTTATATATTTGCTATCCTGAAAGTGGTTACGCACACTAGGGAAGCCCCAAAGATATTCCCATAACTCCTTGACTTCCTTTTTGAACTTCTGGCTAATCCAGTTATGCAAAGGACAAGCAATATCTACTAAAAGTGTGCCATTGTAATCAGGGAATACCGGATAGCTTCTTGATAATATCGGTCTATCAGTCTGCTTTTCTCCTGGTAGTAACCTTTGACTTGCTGGACATTCCTTCTTGCACCATTTACCACATTCCCCCATGGTGATACGCCCATCGAATGTCTCATAGAGCCGCCTGTAATCAGGTATGGTCTTGACCCTCACTTTTAGCCCTTCGATCTTCTTTAATATCGGCTTCCAGTAATCCTCAAATACTCTGTCCCAATCATAGAACTGTGCAAATCCATGTCCTTGCTTCCCTACATTGACTCTATTGGTGTCGTTATAAGCCTTTTCAAGAGCGTTAAAGATACTGTCAGCGTTGACATTCGGCCTCCAATCCTTATTGAACCACTGCCACTCATGCCACTGGACAGGGATTAGATACTGTGTGGCACATAGTTCCGGGCCAGTGGATGCTCCTGTAGTGATAACTGGAACGCCACATGCCTGCGCCTCTATCAAGGGCAGTCCGAATCCTTCACCCCTTGTCGGCAGGCACATGACGTCCATGCCCCGGTATCGGTTTGCTACCATCTCGTCGGTTACTTGACCGGTGAAATACAAATCGGGGTCTGTCCACTTCATAAGGTTATTCAAGCCCAGGTTCTGAATACACTTGACCAGATGATCGCCACCGTCGGTATCAATCGGGTTAGACACCATAAACAATCTGGCTTCATTGTGCCTTTCGTGGAACTTCTTGAAGGCGTGTATTAAGTTGATAAAGTTCTTTCTATCATCGGGGTAGTTGACACCTACCGCACCGATGATAAAGTTGTTCTCCCACCCTAGAACCTTGCGTTCCTCTAACCTCAAAGTCTCGTTAGGACAGTAGACTTGGGTATCTACTCCGTGAGGGGCATACATGCACTCAAAGCCAGCCTTTTCTATCTCAGCCTGTCCGTGTCTGGTAAGTCCAATTATCAGTTCTGGATGTACTAGCCATTTCCTGATAGATTCGGGCAGCTTTTCAGTATCAAACGGCGTGTAAGATACCCACTTCTTAGGTACATCGGTTAAAGCGTGGTTGTCCAATAGGCTGATGATATAATCGGCTTCCCCTTTGTCTACCATCCTGTTAAGGATATTGACGTTCAATCCCTGAATGACAGGCACACCGTTCCAAATGTGATAGCCAGTATGAAAGTGCTTGGTTGCGATAATAACTTCGTGACCTTCGTTAACAAGCCTGGGTACTATCTGGCGGGTTACGGTTCCATACCCTGAAGGTGCTAATGGGTGTACCGATAACCAGATAAATTTCATTATTTATTTTCCCCTGCTTGCGTCTATCATTGAGCAGATCCCCTCAACTCTGTCTTTCATAAGTTGTTGAGGATTAACTACTACATAAAAAACTGGTGAACCGTCACCTGTAACTTTGAGACATTCACCCTCTTTAATTTCGGACACAGACTTCTTTTTGAACTCTGTAAATGCTATTTCCTTCATCTCTTAAATATCCTGTCCCATTTCTCCTGTTGGATTTTCTCCCACTCGTCTATCGTGTATTCATCAGGTCGTGGTGCGGTCAACCAGAACCTTGTCCCTTTGGAAGTACGGATTGTTCCGTTTATGTGAAGGTCTTTATCATGGGTATCTATTGTGTCCAGTGTTGCCCACTCGTTACCCATGAGTCACCTTTTTTGTTGTTATGGAGAGGTCTGGCAGCAGCATCATCTCTATCTGGCTGTTCTGTATACTCTCGTTAAGTATCTCCCTGATAACCTTCATAGCAGGAACACATGTTTTCCTGAAAGTCATAACCTGAACTTCTTTGCCTGTAAGGGTATCTTTTACTACCTTTGTGCCCATAATGGGAAACATATAACAGGTATCAGGCCGGTAATCATGTATCTGGCACACATTGTCTTTCAAGAATGGGCAGGGGTTTCCTTTGAGATATTTGCCTTTATCATCCTGCTGTACCAGCCCTGATATGTCCTTGAACTCCGTGTTTTCCTGTATTCGTTTTATGTCAAATTCATTTATCGCTACACGTGTGTACTTCCGGCAGCACTGGCCGCATTCCCCTGGAGAGCATTTCAGAGAGCTTAACAGACGCCTTACTGTCATTGGATTGTAAGGTATCGGTAACGCTATGCCGTTATCTTCAGGTATCAACATATTGCACGCCATTGCCCAAAACGCATTATTGTCTATCAGGTCGGTTTCTCCATAGAACAATGAGAACAGATTGGATTCAGCCTGTGTTAGTTCAGCCATAAACACTCCTTTTTATAAGTTAAGGGGGGAGTTAACCCCCCCCTTATTCCCGACGTTATTATGTGTCGTTTGCCCCTGTCCAATCGCCATTTAAGCTGGTGCATACCCAGTTGGTATCATCAGCAGCCACCAGGGTGATGTGACAATCAAGCCCCTTGTCATCCTTCAGGTAGTCATGTGCGCCACCATCAGCAGGGTCTATGATTTTATCGCTTGTTCCTGCGTGGACTGACAGGTAATACGCACCCGATTTGTGGATTGCGGTATATCTCAGTCCGGCAGCAGCAGTTGGCAGCGTCAGTTCCGTATCCTCGGTAATCTCGCAAATTACCGTGCCCCAACTGTTATCTAGTGTCTGGTCTTTGTCAGTACCGTCATTGATAGGCTCTATCACCTGGCCTTTGGTAAAGGCCACATTCCCCTCGGTCATTACCACATTGCCCTTAGTCAAGGTGAGTGTTTTGGTAGAAGCTACAGTCGCCCCGCCATTGATAGCGGCAGCGCCTGTTAATGTGCTGGCTCCGGTTACCTCTAGGGT